CAAGCATTATCTTTTGAATTGCAAAAAACAGGGAAAAAGCTATTATCCATGAAGATATTACATTTTGGGAGGCCGCAAGTGATCTACACGGACAAAGCCGAAGAGCAAGTCATGGACATCCTTTTCCTTTATAAGGAAGCCTACCTAGAACACTATGGCATCATTCCCACCAAGGAAGAGATGGCCCACAGATTCATGCAGATCATTGAAGAAAAGAAAGACAGAGACTTCCGGTCCAGGTTTGAAACCTTCTCAGCTAAAAACCTGCTCACTTGTCTTGCTAAATGCTTAGAACCCGATAAAATCGAGATGAGCCCAATGGGGCAGATGTATCAGGAAGAAATCAATCAAACGATTGAAAATGAAAAAGTCGAAAAGACTAATGCGAAGCGTAAAACTAAGTCAAAATAATTGAAACAGAGTGTGGAGCGCATCTTGTCTAAAAGGCCAAACAGCAGGCAAGGAATACCCAATAAAGCTGTGTTGATGCTTGATCAGCTTTTTAAAGACGCTGGATTTTCTCCTGAACAAGAGGCTATGCAAGCTCTTCTTTTCGCGAAAGAAATGACTCTCAAAGGCGGCAACCCTACCAACGAATGGGGAGGGACCGATCAGGTACAATGGGCGGCAGCGTGGCTTAACGGCTCTCTGAAGCTCCTTAATTTCGTGAGGCCTACTATGAGCGCAGTCGCAGTCAAGGACGTTGACGTTGGTAAGGCAAGGACGCCGATGACTACAGCAGAAGCTCTGCAGATCTTGAAAGCCGATCCTTTTGCGATGGTCACCGTCGCTCCAGGAGACACTCAGAAGGTCATTGATGCTATGGATTCGAACGTAACGCCGTTTAAGTTGCCGGAAGGGAATAAATGAGTCACCCAAACAGCCTAGAGAAGATACTAGCGAAAACAAAGAAATCAAAAACAGGATGTTTAGAATGGTTAGGATCTAGACATGGGAATGGTAACTACGGTTATACCACATATATGGGATATAATGGGCCAGCCCATAGGATTGTTTGGAAGTTAACCAAAGGAGACATTCCAAAAGGAATGGTTGTGATGCACAAGTGTGACAACAGGATTTGCATTAACATAGATCACCTAGAGCTTGGATCACCAAAGGATAATAACTACGACACAATTAAAAAACGCAGGCAGCACTGGCAAAACAAAACTCATTGCAAAAATGGGCACGAGTTAACAAAAGAAAACGTCAGGACTTATGCTGGAAAGTTTGACGATATAAAAGCCTGCAAAGCCTGCGGAAGAGAAAATACAAAAAGGTATTACTGGAGAAAGCGCGGAGTTACCCTCAAAGCCACCTGGACAGAGGTATGATGCTAATTCTCGGTGAATGCCTAGAAAAGATGAAAGAGCTTGCCGACAGTTCAATTGACTCTATCGTCACAGACCCACCCTATGGACTCTCGTTCATGGGTAAAAAGTGGGATTATGATGTCCCCTCTACTGAAATCTGGAAAGAATGCTTAAGGGTGTTGAAGCCCGGTGGCCATGTTCTGTCATTTGGTGGCACTAGGACTTATCATCGCATGGTCGTAAATATGGAAGACGCAGGCTTTGAGATCCGAGATCAAGTGATGTGGATTTATGGAAGTGGGTTTCCGAAGTCTACAGATATTAGCAAGAGGATTGATAAAGAGGCTGGGGCTGAGAGGATTGTTACCAAAGAGGGTCAAACAAAAGCCGCTGAATTTTCTGGAAAATTTGACCAAGCTTCTAGCAACCTAAGAGAGCGAAGAGATTTTGCCGCAACAGACGCTGCTAAACAATGGCAAGGCTGGGGCACAGCTTTGAAGCCAGCTAATGAACCTATCTGCTTAGCACGCAAGCCTCTAGAGAGGGGACTCACAGTCGCGGATAATGTTCTGAAGTGGGGGACTGGTGCTATTAATGTGGATGCGAGCAGAATAGCGACTGAAGAGAAAATACCAACAACCTCCAATCAAAATATAAAAGGTGCTGCTTTTAAAGCTGATAATTCAGAAAAAATAAGAGAAACATTTTATGTTCAGTCACCTCAAGGCCGCTGGCCAGCCAACATTCTATTCGACGAGGCTGCGGCTGAAATGCTCGGCGAACCGTCTCGTTTCTTCTATGTAGCCAAGGCATCAAAGGCTGAGCGCGGTGAAGGCAATGCTCACCCTACAGTCAAGCCAATCAAACTCATGGAATACTTGTGTAAACTTATCACACCTCGGGGCGGAGTAGTCTTAGATCCCTTCATGGGATCTGGTAGCACAGGCGTCGCCGCAAAGAACCTAGGGTTTAAGTTTATCGGTATTGAAATGAATGAAGAATATTTTGAAATAGCCAAAAGAAGAATCAATGGATGAAGCCCTCATAGGCCTAGCGGAAATCCTGGAAGAATTGCACTCGAGGTGGATTCCCCACCAGGGACAGATCCCGATGGGGAGGGCCCTATTCTACGAAGGATCTAAACAGATATTTGCCTGTTGTGGTCGTAACTTCGGGAAGACTCAATTTGCTGGTTATGCTTCATGGCGTTATGCAATGGAGAATCCTGGCACTGGTGTTTTTATCTTTGAACCTTACAACGTGCAAGCAAGGGAGATCTTGTGGGCATCGAATGTCATCCAGAACTTTGGTCCAAGAGAGTGGCTTGATGGAGATCCTAACAGCACTGAGATGCGGGTTAACTTTGTAAACGGCTCATTCATCAAGATTACAGGCTCTGATAACTTTGAGGCTCTGCGTGGTGTTAAACCAAAAGGGCTTTGCATCTTTGACGAGTACAAGGACTTAAGGCCAGAGTTTATCAGCTCCTTCATGCCTAATATCGCAGCCTTTGAGCCTCCTATAATGATGATCGGGACACCTCCAGAGACTGAGAATCACTTTACTGAGATGATGGAAATTGCCAAGAAATCGGATAAGTGGCGGTTCTTTTATGCTCCAAGCGAGGCTAACCCGCACATATCAAAAGAGTGGCTGGCTGCCGAGAAAGAGCGGCTGATATCCATAGGCGAAGAGGCTACTTGGCTCAGAGAATACATGGCCTTATTTGTCAAAGGCGGAAAGCGTCACCTTGTGCCGCAATTTCTGACCATGGAAAAGAAGATGGCATGGCCAACGGACCCTCACAAGTGGCAGCTCTTCACGATATTCGACCCCGCAGGTAGCTCGACCTTTGGCGTGCTTTTCATGCTGTTCAATCCCTATTCCAAATTGGTTAAGATTGCCAAAGAGATATATGAGCAGGACATGGCTCTGATGACCGCTAAGGGGATCTGGGATCAAACTAAGCCCATAGTCGCTGACATCAAGACCAAAGGGATCTCAAGCTTTGAGTACGTCTATGACGAAGCGGCATCAAGCTTTCGTAATGAGATGAACAGTGTTGCACCAGAAGTATGGCTTCAGCCGACTCATAAGTCTGACACCACTCGCGGAGAAGGGCTTTCAATCTTAAGGGATCTAATCAGGCTTGGGATGATCGAAGTAAGCCCAGAATGCGTTAAATTCATCTGGGAGGTCGAGAATTACATCAAGGATGAAAACGGGAAGATCCCAAAGAAGAACGACCACTTGATTGACTGCTGTTTTTATGGGCTGCAGGCCATGGGATTTACTTTCGAACAGGTTCAAGCTCCGAAGGAAAAGGAACTGGATACCATGCACAGGTTCACAAAGCTTGAAGATGAATTGAACTTCAATAATACTTTAAACGAGTTTGATCAGATCCATGACGGCGGTTCAATGGAGGAGCTATGAGAAAAAAGATCATCAAGACTGAGCCTTTTTCAGATAACACTTTGAAAGTGACCTATGAGGACGGCTCTGTTGGATTCCAGGGAATTGATCAAGGGGTCGATCCAAAGCGGCAGGAGCTGATGGACGCTGTTAACCCACCTGAAATCGATGATGAGCCAATGGAAGCGGGAGATATGAAAGACGCTCTTGACGCAGCCGACCCCATGCTAAGAAAGTACGTTAAGGATTATTTAAAGAAGGAAAAAAAATAAATGGAAATTGCTGCATTGATCTTTAGCGTATGCGCTTTTGGCTTCTCTCTCTATTGCTTCATCGACATCATGGCCCAGAAACGCTCCACTCATAAGATCCAGGTGGTCGATAGTGCGTCTCTCTTGGGACAGGGCGAAGGGGTCATAAACCCTAAAGCAGCCCCTACTCCTCCAGATTTCACCGAGTTTGATGATCCTGCAGCTGTTATACTTGATGAAATGGGCGTGAGCCGGGATAAGAAGAAAAAGATCATCTAATTAACCAAATATTAACCCACGGATAGGGGTGTTCAATGGCTGATTTCTTTGACGAAATGAATGATGGTGGCAATGTTAACGCGCCAAAGAAGCCTTTTTTCGAAGTCAATATCGACAATGATGATGAGCTCAAGACATGGATGAAGGAAGAGATAGTCTTTCTGCGTCAAGAATCAGAGTTTAGATTCCAGAAGATCAAGAACAACTATGCCCGCTACAAGGGTATTCAGTACAGAGATCAAGTATATCAGCCCAGAGATCTTCCCGAGAAGCGCATCCGATACATGCCACAAATGGTCGTTCCTCTCATCTCTGACGTGATCGAAGAGAAGACAGCAAGACTCCTTGAGACCAAGCCTTCGGTCGTGATCATTCCAATGAATGACGAAATGCAAGATAAGGTTGACGCAAAGGTTGCAAAGAAATTTCTTGGCCACGTTGATCAGATCCAAGACACAGACACCAAGTTCTTTCGCTTCGTCAGATCAAGTAAGATTGCGGGCGAGAGCTTCATTTTCACGCTTTGGAATCCAGACGCAGGGAAGATGATTGCTGGTGATGAGCCGGTTTCTTTGCCTGATGGTCGCATGTTCAAGAACCCTATCTATGAAGGGGAGATCTCTCTCGAGAACGAGACTGCTCTCAATGTCCTTTATGAAAAAGCTAAGAACTGGGACGAGACAGATTACATTTTCCGGTTCTGCTGGGAATACACTGACGCACTTAAGCGAGATTATCCAGATAAAGCATCTGAGATCACTCCCACGCAAGCTGCTGACTATTACGATTTCTCTAAGATGGAGAATGTCTCTGTTCGAGGAAAGACCCTAGTCACCTACTTTTGGCACAGAAAGACCAAGTATTTGCCAAAGGGTTTTGAAATGCGCATGTGCAACAATGTTATTTTGAAAAAGTCACCGCTCATGTACGAAGACGGGGAGCTCCCGGTCATTCGTCTCATCGACATTGAGAACGAGGACGAACAGCACGGCGAAGCTCAGATCGATAAAACCAGGGCCATGGCTTCTCAGTACAACAATATCCAGAACCTGATCATCAAGCAGCAGATGCTCTGCGCTCATCCGAAGTGGTTTATTGATGGCGGATCTGTTGACGAGCAGCGTCTAGGAAATGACACAGCAATCGTTACGCTTAAGCCTGGATCTCGTGAGCCGAAGCTCATGCAAGCAAATCCAGTGTCGCCACAGCTTTTCGAGTTCAAGGAGCAGCTCAAGAATGAGTTCTACGAGATGTCCAAATCAAACTCAATCGTCCGTGGTGAACCACCTCCAGGAGTTACCGCTTTCGTTGCCCTGCAATTCGTCTCTGAATCAGAGAACAGACGTGTTAGCCAAGACGTGTCAAAGGTGAGCGTAGCAATCAAGGATGTTTACAAGAAGGCTCTGGCCTTGGCCGCTCAGTTCTATAGGCCTGAAGATGGCAGAACTATGATGATCATGGGTAAGGACAATCGCTGGGTCACTGAAAGCTATGATCCTAGAACTTTGAAAGGTCCTTATTCAATCCAGATCCAAAGCGCTTCTTCATTGCCTGAATCTAAGGCACTTCGAACTCAGTTCATCCTCGATATGGGTAAGAACTTCCCTGATTTATTCCCTCGAGAACAGCTCCTGGAAATGATGGGCTTGGCTCAAGCCGAAAAGTTCCTTGACGAAGGTACTGCCGCTGCGCGTTCTGCAGAAGCAGAGAATGAGATGATCTTCGATGGCAACAAAGCTCCAGAGCCTAAAGACTATGAGATGATGATCATCCATTGGAGAATCCACGTCCAAGCTATCCAGGACATTGGTTTTAAGACTAAAGCCTCGCCACAAGTACAGAAAGAGATGCTGGATCACTTGCTTGCGACTGAGTATCTGATGATGAAGCAGATCTACAAGTCTTCAGCTTTTGCTCAACAAGTAAACATGCAGCTTCCGCAATTCCCGCTGCTTTTCACTCCAGAACCACCACCGGACCTTGATCCATCGAAGCAGATGCCACCTCCTATGGAAAGCGCTCCGCCGATGCCATCACAAAACATCCCTCCTGGTGGAGTGGTTTATCCAGAAGAACCGCCACCGCTTCAGCCTGGTGACCCTGGATATTCTGCCGTCAAGAAACAGGCTTGGCTGGAGTCCACATAATTTGATCCAAAAAAAGGCAACCCATCAATGACGATGGACCTAAATTCAAGGAGTAAGAACCATGACAGATATCGCGACTGCCGTCACGACCGCTACACCTACGTCCACTGATTCAGCACCTATCGAAGTAAACTCGGGCGATGCCGCTCCTGTTAGCTTTGACGAACTGAACGAGATCGATGCCCAGGCCAAGCTTGCTAAAAAAGAAGCCAAGTCCCAGGTCAAAGAACTCGCCAAAGAAACTGCCAAGGAGCTCAAGAAGAGCGATGGCAAATCAGAGGAGAAGGTAAAGAAAGATGACAAAGCAGAACCAAAGGAAGCCAAAGGCAAAGAAGCTGGAAAAGAAGAGAAAGAAGGACTGGAAGCCAAAACCACAGCATCCAAAAAGACGATTAAGGCTAAAGCTGGAGACAAAGAGCTAGACCTTGATCTTGAAACCCTAATCCCAGTGAAGATCAACGGCAAAGAAGAGATGATTTCACTCAAGGACGTGCAAAGCCAGGTTTCTGGAAAAGTCGAATGGGATAAGCGCTTTAGCCAGCTCGATAAGGAAAGAAAAGAGTTCAAGTCCAAGACTGAAGTCGCGTCCACTAAGATCAAATCAATCTTCGAAGAGTCCGATCCTGAAATGAAAATGGTTCGCATGGCTGAATTTGCTGGAGTAGATCCGGTTAAGTTTCGGCAGGACTTTTTAAACGACCAAATAAAATTGCTTGAAAAATGGTACTCAATGTCAGACGCTGAGAAAGAAGCGGACGCAAAGGACTTTGAAAACAAGTTACTGCGCAAGAAGCTTGAGACCTCAGAGAAAGAGACTCAGTACAAGGAAGCCATGCAGGCACTTGATGCGAAAGTCCAGACTCTCAGCAAATCTCACAAGTTCTCAAAAGAAGACTTCGCAAACAGATACGACGAAATTGAATCCTTGGCTAAACAAGGGAAATTCAAAGGAGACATCACTCCTGAGTTCGTAGCTGAAACAATCGTGAAAGACAGACTATGGAATGCTGCAGAAAATGCCATTAGAGCATCAAACGCAGAGCTTCCACTTGAACGCAGAAATGATCTAATTCTCAGCCTAGTTGATAATGCTCACTCAATGGGACTTGCAGAAGAGGACATCGCGGACATGGCCAAACAACTTTGGGGTCGAAAGTCTCAGCCAGAAGTCATCCAAGAGAAGATAGAGCAACGCGAGGAGTTTATGGCTGGCAAGAAGCCGGTCAAGAAATCTTCTCCTAGAGATGAAGTGTTATTTTTTAACGAGTTATAAACATAAAGGCGAAAGCCAAGGAGAACTAAAATGGCTCAATTTTCACTAACAAATAGTTCTGCCCTCTTCAAAACGAAGTTCGGCAAGCTATCAGAAAACGCTTACAACAGCGCCAACGTAATGTTGGGAACAATGAAAAAGGAATACCAATTCGTCGGTGAAGACATGAAGGTCGCTGTACCTACTTTCTTCTCTGGTGGTGTCGGTTCGGGATCACTTCCTACTGCAAATCCTGCTTCTGCATCAAAGGCGACTTTGACTGCTAAGAAGGTTTACGCAGTAACTGAAGTTGAGCGTGAGGCTATCAAGGCTTCTGCATCTGACGAAGGTGCTTTCGTAGAAGCTCTTAAGTGGAACGTTCAGAAGACCGTTGAAGCTTACAATCGAAATGCTTCTCGTATCCTTTTCTCTGATGGTTCTGGAGCTCTCGGAACTACTACTGCAGCCGTTGCTACTGGAACTGCCGCTGTACCTATCGTCATTATCTCTCAAGCTACTTGGGTAGAAGGTCACTGGGAAGAGAACGACTATGTGAACGTTGATTCTTTGACTTCAGTATGGGCTGTTACCACTGTAGTTCCTTCGACTCGTACCGTTACTTTGACTCGTATCTCTGGATCAGACGATCTTACAGCAATTGCTACCGCTAAGATCATCTACATGCAAAACTCTAAAAATAATGATCCACAAGGTCTTAAGGGTGTTTGCGATGCTACTTCTGGTTCTTTGTACGGCGTTACTGTGGGCCGACGTTGGCAAGCTACTCAAATCGCAGCCGCAGGTTCTGGAATCTCTGAGGACGTTCTTAACGAACTGATCATCTCTGTTCAGTACAAGTGCGGTAAGACTCCTAAGAAGATCATGACCAGCTACACTCAATATCGCAAAATCTTGAACTTCTTAGAAGATCACAAGGTTTACAATGTTGATCCACGCGCTGCTGAGCTCAAAGGAAAGATCTCTTTCTCTGGTATCGAGTACATGTCTGACGCTGGTCCTATCGGTATCTTCGCAGACCGTATGTGCGATGACGACCGTGTATACGCTGTCAACACTGACTTCGTTACCGCTCACCACAGACCAGATTTCGGATGGTTTGATGACGATGGAACTGTTTTCTTGCGACTTGCTACATCTGACGCCTACGGCGCTCGATACGGCGGTTACTATGAGAACTACATTATCCCATCTTTCCAGGGTGTCGTAACTGGACTTGCGATCTAACTAATCAGGGCGAGTGATATCCCAGGGATGGGGTTTCACTCGCTTTTACATATCGGAGGATATTTATGGCAGGAGCTGGTGGAGGATTTGGCGCTACGGTAGTGACCCAAGTCCAAAGAAAAATGCAAGAAATCACGCTAAAGAAGACAGGACTCGGATCTCCAGTTCTTGGTGGCTCTGGTGGTGTTTTCTGTACCGTGACTGATAACGGCGTTGGTGACTATACAATCAATTTTGCTGAGGCCCCTTTCACTCAGATCCCAGAGATCTTTGTGGCTGGAACTACAGCATCACGATTGGTTAGAGTTGGAACCGTGACTGCTTTGGCAGCGCAGATTCTTGTTACCGACCTTTCAGGTGTTGCAGCAGAGGGAGATTTCCATATGATGGCAATCGGATCTCTTGGCCGTGACCTTGTAGGACCCTAATTAATACAATCTGAATAGTGGGGGGCCTAAAAGCCCCTCATCATTTCACTGAGATGCCCCATCAGGCGGCGGAGGAAATATGGCAGGAATGTCAGGCTGGCCAAGCCAAAAGAAAATCACTTACGCAAACAAAACCTACAATGAATTTGTCACTGTGCAACCTATCGCATCTGACAAGAATGGTTTTGATGTTCTCCCAAAATCTGCCTTCAGAAATTCAGTTTTAAAGACTGTTGAGGCAGGATCAACTGATCAAATCATCGTAGCGACCGCGCATAACGCTGTTAAAGGCGATTACATCCGGTTCGAAAACGGCGCATTTCAGTATTTCGAAGTAGCTGTCGTCGATGTCACTGCAAATGCAATCTACTTAGGAACTAAACTGCCAGCAGCCCCGGCTCTGACAGATACTTATTACATCATGCGCTATGTGTCTCCGCTGACTGATTCAAGCGGTTCGATCATCTCTACGAGTGGACCTATCCAATACAATTTGGACAGCATTGCAACCACAGTAAATGAAGACACAGTCACTCCAGCAAACTCGACGACCCTCCCTGTCGGTCTTTTCTCTCCTGGTGGCGAGCGCATCACTTCCACAACTGACGGCGCTAGAAAAGAACTTGATGTAAGTCCTGGACCCGTTGAGTTCAACCTTGATGGTGTCGTGACTGAAGTAAGCCAAGACACAGTGACTCCTGGCAACTCTGTAGGCCTTCCTTCAATGCTGCTTGCTCCTACTGGTCTCGAGCAAGCTTACGGCGCTGGTGTTACCGGCCCTGAAGTGCAGCGAGTGGTTCTACCAACGGATATGCCGCCGGTTAAAACTGGTCTCAGCTATCTGAACTCGGCAAGACTTGATTACGGCGTTACAAACGTATCAAACGCAGCCTGGACTCAACTTTTGGCTAGCGTTGGTGCTTCTGATGTTGAACAGATCATGCTTTTCGACGGCGGTGGATATGCCATGGAATTGGGTATCGGAGCTGCTGCGTCAGAAACTAGAATGCTGCTGATTCCTCCTGGTGGATTTAACGGAAATTTACCTGTTAAAATCCCGGCAGGATCAAGGCTTTCAGTGCGAGCAGTAGGTGCGGCGCTTGTGAACCTTGGAGAGATTGACCTTAACTTATTGGGGTAAAAATGAAATTCATCTATTTGCTACTGGCCTTGTTGTTCACTTCATCGGTCACGTTCGGTGACGCGGTTATCTTCTCGGGGGCCGATGTAAAGGCCCTGAAATTTAACCTGGATCTCTTCGGAAGATCAAAGGTCATGGGCCTGAACGTCGATCCTTCTGCTGGTGCTGGTGTTGCAGCTCCGCTTGGATCTCTCGGGATGGATTATCTGACCGGTAACGTTTACTACAAGAAAACAGCTCCAGATACTGGATGGATTAGCATCTCAAACGCTGTCGAGGGGACTCCGTTTCAGTACGCAGCTTATGACGTAAATGGGATTTTGAATGACCTTCCAGGTGTCAGCTACATCGATTCGGCGACTCAATACTTCGGAGCTCATTACAACGCGACTCTGGCCGCCACTCTCACAGAGATCCGTCCTGGTGGAACTATTGATGCTAACGTCAACGGACAGACCGCAACGGATTATGGGGCTTTCGTAGCTAGATCTCAAATCGGGAATGCTGTTGCTACCACGGTGAACAACATCCAGCCTTTTGCTTGGCAAGGTGTTATCGGGGCGAATGCAACCGGTAACTTTATGAACAGCTTTGTGGATAGTTCGTCTGTTGCTGCTGGAGCAAATCTACCAGACATAAATTCATTTGCTGCCTATCCTTCAATTAATCAAGCCAGCACGACACAATATAAAGCCTACACATCCGGTGGAAATTTTGGAAATTCAGATCCCGCTTATTTTGATGGAGTGACATCATTTTCTGCCTTTGAACAATTTGGAGCGCAAGCTGATCTTGATAACTACACTGGGATGAATATTTCTCCTAGTTTTGTCACCGGCGCGGTTGTCGATGGCTACACTTCTTATCAAGCAAATCCTCAATTCGACGTTATTGGTTTAAATGGATTTCGTGGAATTCAAGTCGGTTCAAATTTTGGTCAGAACTCAGCCACAACGGTAAACAATCATATTGATTTTCAAGCGACCACTAGCTATCAGGCCAACGCCACTCTTGGGAGCTACAATGGGGTGTCAATCGGTCCTACTTTTGATGACGCATCAACGATTGATAGCGCCATTGGATTCTACTCCAACATGAATGTCAAAGGTGATGTTACTCAGTACGTCATCGGATACACGTCAAACAATAACCTTGGAGATGGAACTAACGCTCTGGCTCTTACAAGCTATCAAGACATGGTTTTAAATCCAAATTTTGGAGCAAATTTAACTCTTGCTGATTATAGCGGCTTCTCTTTGGCCCCTAACGTACAAGCCGGGGCAAGCATCACAAACAATGTCAACTTGATGAATCTGCAAATAAACTCAGCAATTCCTGTTGGAGGATCTGCGACTGGTCTTAACGTTAACATGCAGAACTTCCAGACTCCTGCAATGCCAACAGCAATTAGCGCATCAAATGGGTCATCATCTCTTTTTGCTAATTTTGACACAGGAATTTACCCTGTCCAGTCTACTGGCGGACCTTACGGACTTAACTTCATCGGCGGACAGCTTCACATTGCATCAGGTTTCCCGATCACTGGTGGCAACTTTGGAATTGGTAACAATTTAGGGATCAGCATTTTTGCTGAGGACAACATCCCGGTTGATTCATCAGGTCTTCGACTTGGTTTCTTAATGAACGGATTTCTGACACAGGTGGGGATTGCTGCTGGTAAAACCATGGACTCTTTGACTTTCATGGGGGCAGGAGCGCAAGACGCAATCCCTGGTGGTTCTACAGGGACATTCTCCGAAGTGATCATGTTTAGGGCTCTTGGAATACTTCCTACAAATGGAGCATCAGTCACTGACATGTATGGATTTAAGGTCGAGCCAACTCTGACCGCGATGTCGCCAACAAACGCTTGGGGAGTGTGGGTAGGTGATACGAACGCAGATAACTGGTTCGCAAAGAATGTCGTAATCGGCGGAGTAACTGGAAAGCCTACCTTTGCAGGTGTTGGTCTTGATGTTAATGGCGCTGTAATCATCCAAGATCAGATCAATGACAATGCCAATGTTCAATCAATTGAGACAAACGTCCGGGAGCTTTACGACTCAACTGGTGTTTTGAGATTTAACTGGAACGGCACAGCCTTGGTATCTGATGCGACTGCAATAAGGCTTGATGCGAATGGCGGTAACCAGCAAGGCATTCAGTTCTTCGATAACTCTAACACCAACTCGACAACTTTGAGAGCGGCAGGAACGACAACTACTTCGGTTACATACGATCTTCCTCCACAAGATGGATCTAATGGAGATGTTCTGACTACGAATGGAGCGGGTGTTATGAGCTGGCAACCCGCCGCAGGGGCAGCGCCGGTTATCACTGTTTACAGCACAAGCGGTGCTACTGGGACTCATACATTCACCGGCTCTCCTAAGTACGTTAAAGTCAGAATGGTAGGAGCTGGAGGCGGTGGAGCAGGATCAGGGACATCTGGTTGGGGTACTCCTGGCAATGGAACTGATACGACCATCAACACGACCTACATCGTGGCCGGTGGTGGCCAAGGAAGCACTACAAATGGATACGGTGGTGGCCAGGGTGGAACGGTAACCTTTACTCCAGGTGGTGGACTATCTGGATATGCATTGGCTGGTGGAACTGGACAGGGTTCTGGTGCGCCTAACGGAGTAGCTGTTGTTTTGCCTGGTGGAGCTGGTGCACCTAGTCCATTTGGTGGTCAAGGTGGTGGAAGCCTAGTTACTGCCGTAGCATTTGGATCTGGTGGAGCTGGTGCAACTTCTGGTGGAACTGGGTCTAATGCTCCCGGAGGCGGCGGTGGTGCTGGTGGTTATGTTGAAGCCTATATTTCAGGAGCAGCTTTGACCGCTCTGGCTGGAAGCTTCACATACACAATTGGAACTCTTGGATCTGGTGGGGCCGCTGGTGTTTCTGGGGGAGCTGGTGGCGATGGAAATCCGGGCGCAATGATTATTGAAGAATATTACTAAGGGGAGAAAATATGGCAATTCAGAAGTCTAAAACTTTGGCAAATGGCGCATCTGGAAACTATTGGAGAATCATGGACATCCACATTGATCGTCAAAACCTAAAGCTTTCTGGAAGGATTGCTTTGTTTAAAGACGCAGCAACAAGCGCAGCCGGTTCTCCTCCACTTGGTGCTGAAAAGATCTTTCACTTTCCTTTGGTTATGGCTGATTTCTTGGCAGCTCCAAACGCAGTCGCTTTTGTTTATGGCCTAATCACAGCAGATGCCGAAAGCCTTGTAACAATGGATATGAACGGTAACGTGATTGATCCGGCGATTGCAAAAGATCCAGATTTAGCTGGAGGGATTCAGGTATGAGAATCGTAGTCGTTTATGCGATTCTTTTTTTGATGGTAGGTTGCGGCGGCCTTAAGGTAATGAAAGAATGCTCTAAAGCAGAGGACAGACTTGAGTATGTCTGTAAAAGCCTGGGCTTTTGGGAGTAGAAATGGAAGCAAAAGTCGTGGATTTGTTGATTCAAAATGTCAGGGATAACAAGAAAGACTTTGATTCGAAGATTGCTCAAGTTCACGATCAGTTAGAGATTTTGGATGAAAAAATAGACCAACTTCTGGCCTTCAAGTGGCAGATAATCGGTGGCAGCATGGTGGTGAGTGTTCTTGTTGCTCTGGCCGTCAACATTATAGGATCAATGATCGGAAAGGGGCTATCATGAGCTCAGTATCTTTTGGAAACAATACTCTTCAGTGGTCTTCGCTTTCTCTGGGAGCAAGCATAAACGGACCAGCTATTAATATCAGAAACTTTATAGGATTTTATTTCAACGTGAGATATACGGGAGCTTCTGTTGATGGAACCTTCAAACTTCAAGCTTCTGGTGATGTTGATTCAGTTCCTACGCATTGGAAAGATATTTCTGGAGCTACAGCAGTAGCTTCTGGACCAGGCTCTGTTGATTTTAATATTTCTGGAGCAAATTATCCTTGGGTAAGAATTGTTTTCACAAGAACTTCTGGAACTGGAACAATTCAAGAATCAAACATCACTCTGAAGGGGTACTAGGATGAGAAATTACTTAGGTGCAAAATTTGGTGATGAGGAAGATTATTCTTATGGAAATACAGACAAGTATGACTATAAACCTGGAATAATTGGAACTAATACATATTACGACGCATCGACTCCGCAAGCAGCTCAAGCTATCCAGGGAGAGAGCACAGCCCCTGCATCAACAGCAGTTTCTGGAGCATCTTTGATTGGACCTGCTGCTTCTGTTGGTGGATCTTTCCTTGTTAACTACTTGGCTGCAAAGGCTGCAGAGGAAAGACAAAGACGAGATTTGGCCATGAGAACACAGGCTGATTACGCTCAAAATCAAAACAAAGGTATGGATACACTTTTAAACGCTTGGACAAGATCTTTAAGATAAGGGAGAAAAAATGGACAAAAAGAAAATCAAGGCAATGATGGCATCAATGTCTTCTATGCAAAAAGAGCTCTCTGACATGATTGGACAGACAGAAGATCCAAATATGGACGAGATGGTTAATCCTGACAAGTCTTTGAAAGAGGACGAAGGATACACTGTTGAAGGTGATGGCGTTGAGAACGAAGCAAAGCCTGACGCCGGTGATGGCGCAATTGGCATGGATGATGACGAAAAATCAGCCAAAAAAGCCATGGTAATGGCCATGATGAAAAAGAAAATGAAGGGTTAATATGAGACAGCTTGAGATACTGATCGATTTAGCGAGGGAGCTTACGCAGAATCAGCGGTATGACGCAAACAGCGGCATTTCGCAGAAGCTGTTCACTCACTATTTCCAGTCTGCTCAAGACTCTCTAATGAAGAACATTGTCAACTCCAAGACTAAGTTCTTCTTAAAACAGGAAATCATCCAGGTCGTACCAGCTCAAGAGCAGTATGATTATCCAGATGATATCTACCTTCAGAACATCGATACTATGGAGTGGTCATCAATCAACAATAGCCTTGACTCAAATCAGGGCTGGATTGTTATGGATCGATGTATCACCAAAGATCGTCAGAGTGTAAAGACCGGATATCCTTTTGGGTACTGGACAAGACACGATGGCTTTATGCTCACTCCTCCTCTTCAGTCTGGATATATTCGTCTTAACTACATCGGAAACAGCAAGAGACTTGAGAAGAGATCTGGAAGAATCACACAATTAAATGGAGCTGGAGTAGACCTTGGACCAGGCGATGTTCTTACTACTATCAACGTTGATCTTACTGATGGTCTTTATGATCCATCGTATATAAACATGTACGAAGGCCTTTCAATCTCTGACAAAGGCGGATATCAGACCTGTAAAGATATCGTTTTGGATATAGCGGGACCTATTACTGGTCAGATTGTTTGCTCGAAAACTTTGGCTGCAGGTGAAAGCATCAAGATTGGATCTTATGTTTTGGCTGGAGAAAACAGCATCAATCGTCCTTTGTTCCCAGACATCTGTGAAACTTACTTTTTGAAGTATGTTGCCTATGTTACCAAGTACGGAGATTCATCTCGCTGGACTGAAGAAACTAAGCTCGACATGATTCAATGCTTTGCTGAGCTTGTTGATTCATTCAAGCTTTTGACTGACGACATGATCTACCCACCGATCATTAACGCAGACTATCTCTCTATGTGGTGATAAAAGATCTCCTGGAGGAAATTATGAAAAAAATACCAGGACATGAAATGTATTCAGCTACTGAAGATGGACAAATATGGTCGCATCATTCAAATAAATTTTTGAAGCAAAGTCCTAAAAATCAATATGGCCACTTAGCTGTATGGGTTGATGGAGAGACAATTCACACACACACATTGATGCTTGAAACATATATAGGACCAAGACCAAAAGGTATGGTTGGATGTCATCTAGATGGAAACAGAATAAATAATAAAAAAAGTAATCTTGCATATGCTACTACTAAAGAAAATATGAGACATAAGCAGATCCATGGGACATGGCAACGAGGATCAAATGGGTCAAATTCTGTTTTAAAGGAATCAGACGTGAAACACATTAGACATGAATATTTGTGTGTCGGTGTATCTCAGAGAAAAATTGCAGAGGGTTATGGAATAAAACAATGCACTGTTAGTGCGATCATACATCGCAGAATATGGGGTCACCTTGCCTAATCAGCTTCAGCCACATTATTCGGAGTTCGCAGGTTTAGACACTAGATCTAATGAGGTTTTGTCTGATCCGAAGACCTTGCGTGGTGGAAGTAGAAATTTCAGATACAACTTCAAGGATGAAATTCAGCAAGGCAATGGCTTTCAACATAAAGATGATGGGTCGGCAGGTACGATATTAGGAACTGCTGAATATAAATACAAAGATATCAACACAGGAGAGAGCAAGACTCAGATCCTGGCTGTAAATTCTCTCGGAGAACTATGGAGAAAGAAAGCTGACTACCTTCAGGTTTTCTACTCTGTCGGAAACGCCAAAGTATCATATTACTATGACGAAGTAGACGACACCTATCGTCTGGTCTTTAATCCAGGAAACCACGTTGTAGATGTTTCTTTGACTGCGACTCTTGATGACATCAAGGCAGACATTAACGCTTTGGCAGTTGTAGGACTGACAGCAGATGTTGTCGATCAAGCTGGGACTCCGATCTCTAGCTCAAAGCTTGCTTATCTCATGGATGTCGTCATTGATTTTGAACTAGGAGCTCCTCCGTATGAAGGAAGCTCTTGGTACTGGGAAAAGGTTTACTTTGGAGATCCCTCTGGTGTTCCATTCAGAGCATCTGCTATTTCGGCAGCTCTGCCAGATTACGAGGGAATTTCATACACGAACTTAAACAACTCCATCTATATCACTGATGGCGGATTCTTGATGAAGTACGATGGATTCTCTGTCTATAGGGCCGGGATGCCAGAAGTAAAACCTGTGTCGAGTGGATTTGGTGGGACTCCTGCTGTTAACGCATCTGGAGCTTTGACTGCTGGGGTTTATAAATATCTTGCGCAGCTTTGTTTTGTTGATGCGAATGGATTTATCGTAGAGGGTCGAGTGGAGCTTCAAAACTTCATAACAGCTACACTTGTAGGACCGCAAAACACGGTTAACCTCAAGCTTCCTTCTATTTATGCTCTCAATGCCTACAAAGATTTCCCTGTCTACTCGTGCCAAATAAATGGAAATCAAAACATCACCGGATCAGGAGCAAATCTTTTAAATGTAAATGCTGGCCATAATATTGTGGCAGGAATGACGTTGAGGGTTCCAATATCAAATAGTCCAACAGGTTTCGGTGGACTTAGCTTTGCCCAGATGTATGTCACGACTGTAACAGCGACGACGATCACAGTCGATACGCCTTCTGCGACAATGACATATCCTTATGATTTGACGATCTTGTTCACTCTGGCAAACGGAGAGATCCTCAATGCTGGTTATGTCGATAACTATCAAAACGACAAAGTGACCGATATTGATGCATCCAATTTGATAACTCCTCCTGTTCATTTTGGAGCATTCATCAGACTTTACAGAACCAAAGTGAATGGAACTACTTTCTATCGTCACTATGACCTGGCTCTCAATAATCAGAGCTTTTACAACTTCAATGACTTTGTTCCTGACAGTGACTTGGTAATTTCTCTTGATGCTAATTCTGGAGAGGCTTTGCCAAGAGCTGGAAACTACATCAGCCAATGGCAAGGTCAGCTTGTTCAGGCTGGAAGGCCAGCAAATCTATCTGTGAACATTGAATATCCCACGGTTCAGACTCCTATCCCCGGAAACTCTTGGGGCCTTGCTTCTACTGAGCAGAGAGACTTTTACTACACTGAAGCTTTTATGTGCGATTTCCAAAGCTTTTACTGGGCAGATCCATCATATCCAGAGGGATTTCCGCAAAGTGGTTTGTTTGAAGACTCTCTGGATACTAGGTTCAACGACAAGGTGACGGGGATCTCTCCAAATAAAGATGCTTTTTTCGTATTCAAACAAAGATCAACGGGGATTTTCACTGGAGTTCTTGCCACTCAGCAAATCAACAAGGAGCTGATCGAGGCAGACATCGGATGCTCTGCTCACAGATCAATTCAAGAGGTTCGCGGTGGTCTTTTGTGGCTTGATGGCGTCAATGGATTCTATTTCTGCGTAGCTGGAAGACTTCCAGTTCCTGTCGGGTACAACGTAAGCGATGTTCAAAAGCTTAATCCTTTAAAACTTGATTTTAAAAAGGCTGTGGCCGCGAACTTTAGGGCTGAAAACTTTTACATCTGTTGCATCGAAAACCAGACATATGTCTATGACTACTCGGAAACAGGGGCAAACAAGATCAGGGGATGCTGGTATTTGTGGGACAGATTCGACACAGCAGACATGCTTGCAACTGCAGATGATGAGCTTTTGATCATTTCTCAGAACCTAGTCTGGAAATTTAAGAGAACCAACACGAAATATGACATGACTGATCATACTTCGGCGATTCCTTTTGATACCCGCACAGCATGGATCAATTTCAACAGGCCAAGCATTGATAAGTCTTTCATTGGTGGATGGATCAACTCGGTTCAGGGAGACTTCTCTTTGGATGTTCAGCTTTATTCAAACTATTTAGATCCAGAATCATCTTCGATCACTATCGATTTCCCAGAACAGAGCACAAAAAAGACTGTTAAAGAAGAGTTTAGAGTAAACACCTCGAAGCTTTCCGCTGTTTCAATTGGGATGAGAAATGCGGAGAAAAACAAATATGTAAGGATTCAAGGCTGGGATCTTCAATTTGCTGCAGACTTCGATGCTGGAGAACCTAAGAAATGAGCGGTGGATCACTTCCATTTTTGGCAAAGCTTAAGGACATCAACCCTAGCGGTAATGTATCGGATTATCTTCAGAACGAGATGAGACAGAACCTTAAGGCAATCCAGGTTGCATTGCTGCAAAACTATGGATCAACCGTTTCTATAGACGCAAGGCTCAACAATATTGAGGCAAACCTTTCCAATATTTCGGCAAGCGTTACCAGTGCTCTCAACTCGATAGCTGTTATTAATGGTCAAATAGTCACGATCAACGGACAGATTTCGACCATCAACAGTCAGATCACAGCTCTGCAGCCTAACTTCCAGTCTTCTGCTGACGTTGTAAGCTACACAAACTCGACTTCGACCTACACTGACATTACAAGCCTAAATATTACGACCACCGGAAAACCTTTGATTTTGGTGCTTATGCCAGCAACTGGTGGGTCTATGGTGCTCCAAAATACAACCGCTGCTGCCGCTTCAAACCTAAAGCTTGTCAGGGGAGTGACCGATATCGGGGTCTCCCAGATTACTGGCCTAACGTCGATGCCAGGTCCTGTTTTCATGGATCATCCGGCGGCGGGAACGTTTACATACAAAATACAGGGTAACTGCCCAGTTCCTGCTGGGACTTTGAGTATCGCTTTCGCTAGACTTGTCGCGATAGAAGTTTAAAAATAAGTCTGTAGGGGGTCTTATGGGATGGCTAGAAAACTATGCAAGATCAATTTCGAATCCTTCGAGCGTGATTCCAAACATGCTCACCGTTGGTGCTTACTCGGCATGGGATGCGGGACAAAACAAAGAGAAAGATCCTGGATATGCCACTCCATCGGCAGCTCAGTCAGCATCTGATCGTCAAGCAGACTTGGAATCTGGCTATAAAAGAGGCAGAGAGATGTTTTACAATGATCCTGATATGAAAGCCATCAGGGATCGAAGATTTGACCTTGCTCAAGGTTATGACGGCGCACAGCTCGGCGCTCTTAGAGAACAATCTCGAAGCGACCTTGAGGGACAGCGAAGCAAGTATTTGCAAAGCCTTCAGGGAAACCTTGGAAAAGGCGGCGTTGGCGGAGCTAGAGCTGCAGCCATGGTCAATCAAGCCAATACTGGTTTTGCAGCTAATCGCGCAGCCAATGAGCGGGCGATCAACATCGATCAGGCTAAGCAAGTAAGACAAGGAACCAATGAGCTTCAGGACTTCCTGATGCGCCAAAAACTTGGAGAAGTCGGAACTGGTATTGGTTACGGTGAGCTCGGCGTAGCTGATAGAACTGCAGCAACACAAGCTGCAATAGCTAACAAAGAACCAAAAAAAGGCTTTTTAGGCAGCTTACTTGGTGATCTTTTCTAGGAGAAAACATGGCAGATCAATATTCGGTAGACGCTCTGATTGATTATTTGGACAAGAAAAGGCTTCCTACTGGAAAGCTTGCGGTGGGATCTAATGAGATGTCAGACGAAGATATTCTTAACAGCTATGATCCAAACTTTCGTCCACCTGGAAAAGTTAAGGTGCAGTCTACTGGCCTTGTGGAAGCCACTCCTTTGGATAACGCCGGGGCAATTAAGATCGTCGGTAAAGTGCCAAAAACTGATCTTGGCGAATTTCAAAGAGACAATGCCAACAGAATTATAGAAGAAGGACTTGGGACTTCTGATTTCGCAAAGTCTCGTGTTGAGATGTCAGATGCTAAAAAGGCTGAGGATGCGGCTAGATCAAAAGAACTTCTGAAAATGCTCATGGATGAAATGAGAAATCAGCCTAAAATGGAGCAGCCAGAGTTTTCGTCAAAAGACCTTCTCCGTCAATTTGAACAGGAAAGACAGGACTCTGCCAAGAAACCGGCAAGCTCAATGGATATGGCTTCTCAGCTTATCTATGCTTTAGGCCCTGCCGTACTAGCAGCCGGAACTGGTGGTTATGCTGGTGCAGACGCAGGGGCCGCTACACAGAAATTTGCTCAAGGTAAGCTTGCCAGCGATCAAGAGGCCGCACAGAAAGAAAGACAATTTCAACAGCTTTCTAGCGGAAACAGGATGCGAGGAATCGCAGCATTGGCAAAATCTGAATCAGACGCTGTTTCTGATAAAATGAGAAACGACATTGAACTTAAGAAGCTTGAACAAGGAAGTCAGAAGATGCTTATCGACTTCCACAAATTCATGTCTGACAACAATCTCAAAGATCCAGAAATTGCTTCAAAAATGTACATCGATGCGCAAAAGCAAGCTCTTGACCAAGCCGAGAAGGGCCTTCGTGGGACGGTAGGAGTTGAGCAGAAAGCTTTGGATGCTGAGAATATGGCAAAACAGAAGGAAGCTGATAGGAAGTCACTGGAAAAAAGAGCAGGTACTGCATTAAAAAAACCTACTGAATACAATTTAAAGTCTGCTGCCGCTGCTGCTTCTATGAAGAAAGCTGACGAGGCTTTTGAAAGAATGAAGTCTGATTTTGGCTACACTCCTTCTATGAAATCAAAATCCTATGACATCGCTCAAAACATGTTTCAGGGTATTGATGGAGCTTCCCCAATGGGAATTGCTCTAAAGGGTCTGGCTAATTCAGACGCAAGAAGACAGATTCAGACTGAGCTAGATTTTCTTGCACCTCTTTTAAGGCTTGAATCAGGTGCTGCTATTTCTGTTGGAGAATATTTGTCTTATGGAAACAGGTTTTTTGAACGTCGCGGAGATGATGCTAAAACCATAGCAGAAAAAGAAGCATCAAGAAGGCAAGCGATGGAAAATGCAAGATCTAGTTCTGGTAGTGCTCCTATTCCTAATATCGTAAAGCCTAATTATCCTCCTGCAATTGCAAACAAGGCAGCTCCGTCAAAAGATGCCATAAAAGAGGTTGGCGGTAAAAAATACATTTATAAGGATGGGTCATGGAAGCCACAGAATTAGAATCAAAGGCAAAAAGATCTGGTCTATCTGATGAAGAGATGAGCCTTCTTGAGTTTGAGCATAATAAGAAAAGAAGAAATGAACTTGAAAACAAATCTTCTTTGTCTGATTCAGAGATGAATGAACTTGAGAATCTTCATAAGTCAATTAAGGTTTCATCAATGGACTATGACAAAACTGGTCCAACTGAAGCTATTCTAAAGAACGCCGCTGATTCTTTCCTTATGGGTCATTACCCACAGGTAGCAGGAGCTGTTAAATCAGTCATTGAAGATAGACCTTATGTCGCTTCTCGAGACGAAGAAATTGAAAGAATGAAAAGACTTGAGGAGGAAGAACCAACAGCCGCTATGGTCGGTAAAGGTGCTGGAATATTAGGTCAATTTGCTGTTCCTCAGCTTGCTGCATCAAGATTGGCTCAGGGAGTGACTACCGGTGGAAGAGCTCTTATGGGAATGGCCGAAGGGGCTGCCAATGTATTAGCTCAAAATCCAGGCGATACCAAAGGCGTCGTTGATCCTATTCAGATCGAGGAAAGAGCAAAAAACTTTTCTGAAAATCCAATACTTTCTAGTGCTTCTGTTTTGATTCCAGCAATAGGTCCAATCTCAAAAGGTATGCTTGGTGATTCTGCAGCAAAAATGGCTTACGAGGCATCTGGACCAAAAAAGAATATTGCAAAAGAAGCAATAAGGTCAGCAGAGTCATCTCCAAAACAAATGGAGTCAGTTGGTCGATATGCTTTGGATGAGGGCATAGTAGGACCTATGTCTACATATGAAAAAATGTATTCTATTGCTAGCAAGAAAGCTGATGATATTGGAAAACAAATTTCATCTATAATTGATAGAAATAATGACGCTTTGGGAAGATTTGTTGAACAGCGACCAAAAGATCCAGAAGTTTTAAAGTATTTACAAAATTCAATCACTGAGGGAAATAAAGAAAAAATTCTCGCAGAAATTGGTGACAGTTTAAAATTTGAACCAGGAGCGGACGCTGCTGTTGAGCAAGTTAGAAAATATTTGAATCAGGTTATCCCAGATGGATCAGGGAAAACTCTAGGGGCAAAAGATCTTCAATCCATTCGAGTATCAATGAATAATTTCATAAAATGGGGAAAGGATTCAAAAGATCTTCCCTCTGTTCAAAAAGCCTACAAGATTTTAAGATCAAAGGTTGATGATGCGTTGAATAATGAAATTGATTTAACCGCAAAAACCCTTGGCCAAAATGATAGGTTGGCATTGAGAAAATTGCGCGATGAGTACACAAAAGCGACAATTATTTCTGACGCATCTCTTGATAATTACGCATCATCTGTTTCAAAAAAGATAAATCCCACGCAAGCTGCTGGAGCTGGTGCTGTCGCTGGATCAATCATAAAACCATCCATTTCTGGGGCCGCTACTGGTGCTGCTGTAGGTGCTGGTGGAGCTGTTTTGAACAACATGATGTCTGCTGGTCGAGGGGCTAGCACATATGCAAATATTTTAGACTCTCTTCAAAACGCTGGAAGAATACCTGGAGGAATGTCCAGAATGTCATCAGATTTTATTGAGAAAAGAGAGCCTTCTGTGGGTGGATTCCCAATGAGTCAGACCATGCAGATAGGTCCTAATGATTACCTGAATGCTAAGAATGGAATCGAACAAGATCCAAGCCTTTCCACGACTGAGAAAGCAAAACGCTTGAATCTGATGCATACTTATAAAAGAATTTACATAGGTCAATAACCAAGGAGAAGAACATGGACAAAGCTAAATTGTTGGCAATTTTGGATAAAAACATCGATCAAGAAGGTCTTGTAAAAGACATGATGATGGAATTTGCTCTACCTTACCTCATGAAAGTCAAAGCAGACGTTGAAGCTGGAGTGATTGATCCACTTCCAGACACAAGCATCGACAAATCTGTGCTCGTTATGGCTCTCGATTTCTTGATCGAAAAGGCAAAGGTTTAATATATGTGGGCGTCGTTCATTTCAGCTATTATGGGATACGTTGCGAAGCCTCTCATGGCCTTGCTCCAGTGGATTCTTTATAAAGGGGTAATGTACGGCGTTGACTATATTAAAGGAATCCTGGAGAAGAAGAAGCGCGAAGCTGATCAAAAGAAGGCTCTGGAGGAGTACGACAAGGTCATCAAAGACCCTGCTAGCACCACAGAGCAAAAGAGAAAAAGCTTTGAAAACACTTTGAATCAATAGGGGTTCACATGAAATTAATTCTTATTTCTTTGGCCCTGATGACTCTTGTTGGATGCAAAAAAGCTGGTTTCCCAGACTTCCCTCAAGCCGAATATCTGTATCAGGTCGATGCGGAGAAGACGGTTTGCGGGAAGTTTAAGATCGTGACTGTAGATCCATTCAAGATTGAATACGTTGAGGATGTTCCACTGATCAATTGTGATGGCTATGTGGCAATGCCAGCATCTGACTTCCTAAAGATCCTTAACTTTAAAAACGATGCTAAAGAATGGTACGAAAAACACAAATCATGCTTTTGAGGCTTTGAGCATCAATTGCATTCGGTTCTTAACCTTGGTTTTCTTGAAAATGTTGTAAACGTGCATTTTTACTGTGAAAAGGCTAATTTCAAGTTTTTCAGCAATCTGCATATTCGTCTTGCCTTTGCATAAATATGCAAGAACTTGATTCTCTCTGTCGGTTAAATCTTCCATGACTTCCATATAGACTAAAGCATAAGATTAAACAATGAAAAACATGAAGCCTGAAAAGGTTGTACAGAACAAGATACTTTGGTGGTCAATTAAGGCTGGTTTTTGGTTTCACGTCATAGACAGCAAGGCGACCTACAGTCTAACCAAGAAGTGCTATAGCAGGAGCAAGGCGGCCCCAATGGGATTTCCTGACCTTGTTGGCGTTGGTCCTAAGGGAGAGTCGGTTTTCATTGAATTAAAGGCCCCTGGCAAGATTAAGAACACAAGCTATGCTCAGCAGCGGTTTATCTTCGATGCTGTTAAAAGAGGGGCTTTTGCTCTCGTTACTGATTCGGAGAACTATCTGGAGGACATTTATCGGAAATGGGTCCTTTTGAGATCACAAAATCTTCAGGAGGAGGCAAAACTTCTTTTACTTGGGGCTTCTGAGATTCCCGCTGAAGGTCCGATATTAAAGCGTCCCAAAATAGGAAAATAGTAGGGTTAAACTGCTTTTGAGGGAATACCCGGATATGACCCCATGGTGTTTTCATGTCCACTTCGTCATAGGTTATGACCTCTTTGTCTTCGGTCACCATCATTGATTTGAGAAATTTACAATATTCGTAATATTGCTCGTAATGAATCCCTATCGCATTAATGCCGAACTTTGGTCTTTTCTCTGCATCAAGCTGGCAAATCTCCATCAGCATATTGCTGACGTTCACTCCCGAGATCATCCGTCCAACGATCTTCTGTATCCAAGAATCAAGGCCTTGGGATACATGGAATATCTAACAGAGTTGCTCTGATTTCCGCCAAGCACATTGATAAAACCAGCAGGGCCAGGTCCTACATAGAAAGCGACGTGACCTGCATCTGGTCCTCGAAGTGGAGAGGAGAAAATAACCACATCAGACTCTTGTGGCTCATCAACCTTTTTTCCCCACTTAAGCCAAGATCTGGCCATGGCATCTCTTGTTCCACCACCACCTGATTTTTGAACGCACCAGTTCATGAACGCTGAACACCAAGCTGTTTCGTCATCACTAGCTTTTAGGTCAGTGGCCTGGTGATATTCAAGAATCCTTGGATTATCTTCAGATCCTTCAATCTCTTTAACGCCGATCTCTTTTTTAGCAATTAGGTAAGCGTTCTGAATCAGCGTCAATTCTTTCGATGGGGTGGCGGGTGCAGTAGGAGCTTTCGGCATCTCGGGTTCCTGTTTTTTAAAGATTAGATTGATAAGATCAATTAGCCACTTCATTTTTTTTCTCTCTATGTTTGAATTTGTCTTGATGGTTATTAAAAGCCTCTTGTTTTGTCATAAAATAGAAAGGATTTGCGCTTTTTGTCGATTCTCCATTTTTCTGCATCTTCATAACAATACAAGCTCTTGATGCGTATTCTTGCTTAGATGATTCAAGAACCTTGAAAACCTGACCGCAGCCACACTGACAAATTCTTTTTACCATCACGATCTTATTGCCCAACTGGAGTCCTCATAGCAAGCTCGATCATCAAAGCGATTACAATCGTGGAAATGCCAAACCACAGAAATAATCTGTAAGGAAACTCTGGCTCTTCACCGTTGATCTGTTTCAAAATCTTATTTTTTTGATTTTTCATTCTTTGCCTTCTTTTGCGGCCCTTTTTAATTTCAAATCTTCTTTTGCTTCAAGTTTTTTATAGCTAACTTCAGCCTCTGCCAGTAGTTGCACAACAGCTATGTCGGCGTTTGGTCCACTTCTTTCGCCAAATGCTACGTACATGTCTCTGGCAAATTTACGCAAAGCCGGCTCTGGAATATTGTTTATTATTTTCATTGGAGAAAAATAATATCTTGGCGCTTCTGGCTCTGGCCTAACTCCTGGTGGAAGTATCAATCTTGACATCTAATCTCCTACATTATTTGATCGGCTAGTGGGTTAATTTCTGGTGGGGCATCTCCTACTTTATCAAGTCCAAGCAAAAGTCTGATGCTTTTCAATCCCTGCTCGAGATCATCAATGCTCATTGCTTCAATTGCTGTCTTTGATGAAGTGCCAAAGATCTTGATCATAGTGTCTGTTCTGTTCTTCTTAGCTTCCGCAGAAGTCCCATCCATTCCAGCTAAAACCAAAGCTTCTTGAATGCTTTCTAGGGCGATGTCTTTTCTTTTCATCTTGTTTTGATGAGACCAATCTGGATTGTCAAATGCTGATTCTGATGTTCTTTCTGAGAATCCCTCATGAGTTCCTCCAAAATTAATGTGCTTTATGAATGGATCAAAGTCTTTAAACTTTGGAAAATCAATGCACTTTCCATTCATGGTGTTGGTTCTGTCTTTCGTAATCCATGCCCTGTTCACAAGGTTCTGATCTTTGTCAAAAACCTTTTCCATTTCAACAAGAAGGTCGCTCTCGAAGCTTGTTTCCCCTTCGGCCCTCATCTTTGTTCCAGCTTTAACCATTTCTTGCTTGCCGGTGTCTTCATTTATTGTTGTTTCGTATTCATTTCCAGCTCTTCCACACATGATGATGTCAATTTTTGAGTTAACGTAATAGTCGGGAAACTGCTTCCATTGTCCCTTAACGATATTCCAGTCCATCATGCTCATGAACTTCTTTTTGTTCTTTGACTGATATGAATCACAAAGATCTCTCCAGACGTGAGTGATCGAGTCGATTATCAATGGAACTCCTTCTTTTTCGCATTCACGCATGACTTCGATAAGATCAACAAAAGCCCTTCCTTTGTGAACCATAAGATCAATGCCGTTCTTCTCGCAAATAGAGCTCATGAAATCAGAACCCTTCTCTGTATCAAAGAAAGCGATTGATTTTGCCCCGCGCTTTTTAGCCAAACCAATGGCAACATCGCTTGCTGTAAATGTTTTACCGCTACCAGCAAAACCATAAATCCCCATCTTTAAAAATGCAGTGCCGCTAGAACTTTTCTTCAATAATGCCATATTGTCTCCCTTTTCATTTGCCACAGACTAAAGCATTATCTTCTTAGCTTTTCAAGTTCTTTTATGGCTAATCTCATGAATTGCATTGCTTCAGGAGCAGACATGGAATCAATCTCTTTCCATTCGATCTCTCGTCTGTCGTGAACTTCAATGTATTGGTTTTTATCTAGAATCTGTATGGTGACGGCAGCTTCCCTGTCTCTTGGAAATATGTCGCAGAAGCATCTAACTTGATTTGGGATAGAGTATGATTCGACTAGTTTCTTAAAATCAAACAAGTCCATTGCTTTAATCATAAAGCCTGCTGTGTATTTGGCAAGAAAGTTATCCCGATTCGAGCCACTTTCGGGATCAGAAGTGAAATGAGGTTAAGCACAATAACCCTGCTCTATTTAGGAAAATGTCGTTTTTGATTAACTCTCTCCAAATAATCATCTCTGATAATGGAAAGATAGGGATTTTTTTTGATTATTCTATGCCATGAATTTCTGTCGATTCCATATACACCAGCAAATGATGCCATGCTGTTTCCTTCGGCAAGATGCTTTAGGACTCCATCAATCATGCCCTCGTCAAACTCCCTCTTGAGGACCTTTCGTGTAGACAAGCTTCCTCCTCTTGACGTTCTTTACATTCTTCGATTGCCTATGGTCCGAATAGTATCCGGTCCTTTCGATCAACACCTCTTTCGGGAAATCGAAATAGAAAACAATCTTGATCATCGATCCTTCTTTTTTGCGGCGATAAAATATCTTGTTACCGCCTACATCAATGACTTCGTTTTCTTCGACCGTCAAAGCTAGCATTTATTTAGCTTTCGCTTTGATTCTGGCTTCTTTGCGAAGAGCAAGAAGGATTGATGGCTGTTTAGTCTTAAGGCATTGTACTTCAGCGAGAATAAGAAGCTTTAAGAGTTGTCGAACGTCGCCGACTTTAGCCTGCGACTTCCCACCTTCAAGAATTGTTAAAAGATTTGCAACAGTGGCTCGTTTAATTGGTTTTTTCACTTTTACTCCCTGTCTTTTTGTTGATTTGTCTTGGCTTAATATTCTTCTTTTCCCAAGAAACTTCATCTAGGTCTAAAGTATCAAGGACTTTTTTTATAGCGGCATATGTTTGCTTATCAAAAACACCGCTTGCCCCACACAGGAAGGCCTTTCTGTCCTGCTTAATCACAGTGACAATAAACTCAAATGGGTCGCCATATTCTTTATGAAGCTTCCCTGCTCGAATTAAACCAATATTCCAGTCAATGCTTGCTTTCATATTCCCCTCAGATGTCGTAAGTGACCCTTTTAACCTCAGCGAGAACTGATCTAATTTCATCAGAAGCCTTTTTCAATAAGGCTGTCTGTTCTTCTATTTTTTCAATTCTCTTTTTAAAAAGATCATCCGATTTCAAATCATTTACAAGAGAATGATAGTATTCGATGTCAATTACAGTGATTTTCTCAAATTCATTGGTTCTCAACAGATCAGACTGCATTTTGTCGGTATATGTCGCGATATGGCCACGACCCTTAGGAGCTACAACGTCCCATCTAAAGATCTTCATCCAATCTCCATTTTGTTTATCAACGCCTCTGCTATTTCCGGCTGGTCGCGCCAATTTGAAAAGTATTCCCTGACGTTTCCTCTCCAGTCTGGATGCCACTTCATATAAAGATCACGGTAAAATCCACCGGCAACAATCACCATGCAAATGATCTGATTCTGCTCTTCTTTCGGCCTAATCTTCGTTGACCACAGAATACTAATCAATAGGAATAGATTTTGGATCATTGTCGGCTTCATTCCAGCGCATCTTCTCAAATGACCTTGGACATCTGGCATTAGGATGTCCTTGTTTACAAACCATCCATAGAAGTTGAAAAGCATAGCAGCGTAATACTTGCTCACAGTCCCAAGTCCTGCGGCATATGACACAAGCTGGTCTCTGGACGTTAGCTTCGGATCTTTCCATTTGTCTTGGTATGGATGACGACAAACTCCATCTTCAACGATAAACTTTAAAATCAACTGCTGATCCTGCTTTGACCCACACAAGGCCATAATTCCAGTCCGATTTGCAGAGTCTCCACCGTCATGAGGCTCGGATGGATCGAATATGTTGTGCTGAACGATCATATTATATTTATCGCGTCGTATCACCAGCTATCCCTCTCATCACCTTCAGGAATCGGATTATCATTTAGGTTAGGCTGAGCTTGCCCCCCTGGCTCTGGGTAAAATTCATGATTTATTTTTCCCTCTAGCTCTCGAATATAGGAACGCATTTCGGAAATTAAAGTCAGAGCAGCTTGTGGATAATCTATAGGTTCAGTGTGGCTGTGTCTAAACTCGCTCCATTGAAGCCAATCTATTATTAGAGGATACTCTATAAACTTTTTATTCATTTCCCACTTCTCAGCATCAATTTCAATCTTGCGAGTTAATCGTTCTTTCAGTGTGGTCATTTTGATTTTACTCCCTTTAGCCAAACCCTTATTTCCAAAAATAAAAGCAGTAGTGAGAAATCTAAAACGTAATAATGATATGGATCTTTCCATTTTTTGATGCAAAACCCAATCCAATATCCCCACCAAATAAACTGAATTTTTCTATCAGCCAATATCATAGCTCGCCTAAAAATGAGAAGTTTTTCCATGACTTTATATCTTCAATTTTTATAGTAATGGTGCAGCCATCTTGAACGGTCCACATAGTATGAGTTCCGCGAACATAAATCTCGTTCCATCTTGAATAATACCACACTGTCATATCTCCACTCCCAATTCCTTTAGCTTTTCGTCGGTGGCTGTGATGGCTTTGCATCTTGCGCACTTGCATTTAAATACAAAATGATCACCAATACATGATGAAGTTGTTGATAAATCCAAAGCCTCTCTCTGCATCTTGATAATCTCCAGCAGCGCCTTGATTTCATGGTCACGGTAAGCTGCTCCTGCTGAGAATGAATCATGTGAAATATTTGCCAATATCTCTCCAAACATCTCCCATTTATCGGTCAGACTTAGAACATAGTTCTCAGCGGCCTCTTTGAGTTTGTCGTCATGGTTCATTTGATAAGCCTATACAATGTAATGCCATAAGCAGGTGATCTTTCGTCGTTTGATCTGAAGCCAATCGTCTCTCCAGCTAGAAAATCCTCCTTAGCTTCTTTTAGCATTGGATTCATGCAAAGCTCTTTGAGATATTCCTGTACAAACTTATCATCTATATCTTCGTAAACTGTATGAACAATAATTTTCATCCTATCGCCTTTCTAACCATCTCAGCTACTTTCGTCCAATCCTCTGCATCATCACCTTGATATGTCTCAAGCAATGGGAGTGCTGCTTTGAGGGCTTCTTGTGATTTCTGGTAGGCAGAGTATTCGATGACGTGAATGTCACCTTCTTCCACTGGCTTATTCCAAGCAATCCAATGCTCCAAATCATTAGATACAAAAAGAGTTAGTGTCATCGGGTCAATCCAAAACTCTCTCGGTTTATTTTGCGCCGTCATTTCTCAATACTCTTAATCTCTTCAAGAGCCTGTCTGGCCTTATCAACCGTTCTCATGGGGTAGCTTGCTATTGCACCTCTGTGATCAAAAGTATTAACAAAGTTCTCCAGAGCATCTACAGCTACTCTCAATTTATCCTTATTCTCTATATAGGCCGAATGAAGAATCTCGATCCAATCATATGGGCCACAGATCCTCTCAAGTTCGTTCAGCTCTGCACTTTTTTCAGATGCAAAATCTGGCCTGTTCATCTGTTCCATCATCAGCCGATGACATCTCATGATCTGCTCTATTGTTGGCTCTTGGTTGCTCATCTGTAGAACCTCTGCCTTTGTTTGTATTCATCATTGATTTGTTTCATCTCTGGAATCTCTTTGATCCACTCGTACCACTTGGGAGTTGAGATGTTCATTTTCCCTTTGAAGAATAATGGACTCCATCCATCTTCAACAGCTTTCTTTAATTCCACTGCAATCTGAGGGGAGTAGGTTCTTACACAGGAATTTGGGATGTATTTTCTTTTAGGATCTCTCACAATATCGCTCCAATGTTCGATGCGTGCCTGACATCACTATTTCCAAGCTTTGACCGGCAAGATAGGCAGACTGTTTCTGGAACACCAGACCACCTGAAATCTTTCTGGCATTTCTTACAATTAGCTATCCTGCAATCTTTATAATAACCTGATCTATTGCTTGTAGGCTTGCCACATCCACAGCGGCAAAGACCTACGTTTTCATAGGTATATTTAGGACTAGGACTCATCTCTCGATTCTCACTTTGATAAACTCCTTTGGATTATGACTCGGAAGAAAAGTGAAGTTACACATGCGATTAAGTTCGATCAAGGCGAGACGGTAATATTCCCCAAAGATCTCACTGTCTATGACGCCACTCATCTCAAAGGTTTTAGGATCACATGTTCTAACTATGAGGTTTCGTCCAATGTCCGGGTCCATTTGAGCTTCAACGTAATTCAACTCGTTATAAGGTCCACGCATGAGGAATTTAATTTCAAGGGAGTTCATTCTTGCACATATCTTTTTGATGAAATTGTTATTTCTTTTATTTCTTCGTCCAACTGGTGCGCTTCATGATTTAAATTTTCTATTATTTTATCGCGCACTGATCTTACAAAATTTCTATATTTTTTTAACTTTACATTAGCAACATCAAGTTCTCTTTTTTTTCTCTTTAACTCTGTCCTTGTGTCTTTTAGTTCTTGCTCAAACTCCATCAATCTTTCATTTTCCATTGATTCATTGTTCATCATCCCACCTTTGCCATAATGTAACTCTCCCTTGCCTCGACATATTCCCGGATCTCAGCCATAAGCACAGGATTAGCAAGACCTTCGTCGGTCATGTCTTCACCGTTGGTCATGTCTGTGATCTCATGGACTTCGATATCAACGATTGATCCATGCGTGTCTCCACGATCACCATGTTGGTTTGATGTCTTGACTGTGATTGTTGAATCCACACGAAAGCGTAGCTCATAACCATCGCGGTTAAAGATCTGTCTTGATTCTAGTGTGAATGCGTAAGGGGTTTGACTTGTAGACATTTGATAACCTCCTGGTTCAAATTGTTTCTGTTGCTAATGCTTTAGTATGATGATAACACATTGTCCAGAATTAAAATGAAATTTAGTGCAAGGAGTCTAAATGATAAGGGAGACAAGCGTTAAAACGTATTTAGAGATCAAGGAGAATGGACTTCTTTCAAAACGAAGGTTCCAGGTCTATCAGTACCTGTTTGATCATGGGCCATGCTTTGCGAGACAGATCCACAAAGCTCTCAGTATGCAAGGGACAAACTCAAGCAGCTTTGTCTCAAGGCTTTCAGAGCTAAGGGATGCAGGGGTCGTCAAGGAAGTGGGAGAGACCATCGATCCAGAGACTGGGATGAGCGTAATACTTTGGGACGTGACCCAAGATCTACCCGTCAAAGTGGAGAGAAAAGAGACCATGTCGCAGAAGTACAAAAAGCTTCATATGGTCATGACAGAGGTTTACAAGAATTGCAGGGATGCGAGAGTCATCATTGACGCGCATTACAAAAGAGAGAGGACCAATGTTAACCGCTTAGCACCAGCCCCCTCAAACCCAAACAACGAAAGTGATTCGATTTTAACAAGGAATTAAGGAAATGGAAGTGGGAAATGAAGCAGTTAGATTTAAAGTTAAATCAAAAACCAGTTTTCGCTGAATTTGTGATTGATATAAAAGCCGATAGGAAAACAATTTACAGGAACCTAGTTAAACAGGTTTCAGAGTACATAGTGTCAAACGGATATTTACCGAAAGAATTAAGAAGATGTGAGGATGATTTAATAAGCTTTAAATTGGCTTTGTATCCTTTTAGACCATCAGATTTAGATACTCCGTTGAAGGATTTGAAATGAAACCGAGCCCAGAGCAGACCATGGTGATCGGTGTCGGAAGTTACGCGAAAAGGGAAATTGCAAGGCTTGAGAAAAGGATTCTTACCTTGGAAACAAAAGTGGAAGATCTCCTCACTAAGAAGTTCAAACATGGGACTAGTGGTTACACTTACGGATGCAGGTGCGAGATTTGCACTGAGGCAATGAGGGTTTATAGGAGACTAGAAAGAGCTCAAAAAATAGGAAAAACATGATTGTCAGTGTTAAGCCCCCTTTTAGGTAAGGAATGACTATTGCAAAGACCAGTCTGTGTTCTAAAGGGGCTCGATTTTAGTACTCTAAAATGAGCAACCAAGCGTTCAGCGCGGTAGGGTCCGGGAGAGATCTTCATTTATCTCACATTTTGGGCATAGGGATGACTACCACTAGGTATGAGCTAGCAATATCACCTTAAAAACGAACTCCCCTTATTTCGCCCGTGGTAGAGAGCTACGATCAGGGAGAACTATTTCGAAAGTAACAATCAAGCCTTGCGCTAGGCCCTACCGAGTGAGGGGCATTATGCTTTCACCTCATCTCGTCGAGTCTGCCTAGTAACCGTTCCCGTCGGGGCTCGGTTCCACTACCTGACCCAGAAATCCTGTCCGTCATCAGTATGTTTCACGCTCTTAAATTGTTCTTCCAGGTAAAAAAAGATTGCCTTTGCCACGAGACTGGCTTAGATATTATGTAATCACTTTAATACCTAAGTTAGCCCAGGGGACAATCTTCTGGGCTTTCTTTTTTAAACTTAGTGAAATTCTTACAAACCAGACGTCACTGGGTCAAACTAAAAGCCAAAAGATAGAAAATGATTAGAAGTGTTGAAATCAGGAAATCTGATAATGGTTTTGACATTGTTTTTAAACTTTAGTTAAGAAATCCTTAAGATTGACGTGCTTCGTCTTAAATTCTCCATTTTCAAAATAATACTCAATAAACCACGGCATGTCGCATTTTATGGACATTGCCCAATCCGGCTGATCTGACCTTGCACCCGGTATTTTAATTGGAATCACGATATGAGTGCCACGAGGGTTCTCTGTCCATTGATTATATGCTTTTAGGACTGCCCGACCTACGACCAGGCATTGTTCATCAGTAAAATTGCGCGACTGATTGCTCATATGACTTCCTTTAAATTTGCCCCGATCAATTTCTCCGGTCGAGGCCCCACGGATAATATTTACTTACAGCTTTTTGTTTTCTTTTTAGAAGCTTTTTTCTTAGCCATCTCTTAACTCCTTTCACAATTTAGGCGTCAGGTCCAGGACGCGACACCTGGCTTAATGGGGCTTACACCTGCAACCAGTTCCGCCGTGCACGACTTTCTGGAAGGCTTACTCTTTCGGTCTCCAATAGACAAAAATAGCCTGTTCTAAAGCTCTACCTTTGTCCATAGCTTCCCCGAATGACCTGACACCTAGTTATAAGGCCAGCTCATATTCTGAATCAAGATAGCATTCGCCGTCCTTTGTCACACAAGCATCTTCCGCGTGAACCTCTCCGCAACAGCCCATATGAGGATCAGTCTGAACCGGGTCCATGCAGTAAGGACAGACAGTGAGATATTCCACAATGTCAGACTCTTTGATCTGGATGAAAGAGTATTTTTTCATAAGTCACCGATCCAAACAAACTGCTCATTTTTTATTAACTGAGACTTGGAATAAACAGAAAGGAAGGCATTTTTAAAATTGTCAGAAGAACCAGAGTCTAAAACCTCTGGAATCATGTAACCAGAGCAGCGTCTTTTAACCAA